CGGCAAACTGCTTGATGAGAAGATAACTGTCGAGGGTATGTTCACAACTGTGCTTAAAACTGTTGTGGTTGACGGCAAGTATCTTTTCGCCACTCAGACGGACGGAACGGATACCTGCAAAAGTCCTATCGGGCTGTTTGACAGTATGTACATAAGCAACGATCTGAAGCTTGTTGATGAAGCGCTTAGGACATACTATCATCTTGCAGACGAACATATCTGCTCAGAGTGCGGAAAGACGATAATGTCAGACGGCAGGCGTACAGTTCAGCAGATAATAGACGGCTCGATGAAGAATTACGGCAAACAGCTTTGTATGAAATGCGTTCTGAAAAGGGTAAAGGCGGCGAAGTCCAATGAAACTGCGAACGTATCAGAATGAGCTGGTGGAGCAGGTAAGGCAGGCTTGGCGTGCAGGGTATAAAGCACCCTGCATAGTCCTGCCCTGCGGTGGCGGAAAGTCCTGCATTGTGGCTGAAATGGCAAGGCGAACGACCTTTAACGGCAAGAGAGTGCTTTTTCTCGTCCACAGACGTGAGCTTGTGGAGCAGATAAAAAAGACGTTTATCCGCTGGGGCGTTGATATGAAACTCTGCGAGGTGGGTA